CCTTTCCGCTCGCGATGTCCACCTGGCCAAGGCGGGCGATGGACAGCGCATGAGTTGGGTCGTCGGTTCTGAATACGAACGCGAACTCAAGATCTTGCGGCACGAAGATGGGCACCGGAAACCGGACCTGGGTATAGGCGCCGATCACGACGTTTCTCATGTCAACCTTCGCCTCGGCCAAAAGGGTGCGAGTCGGGATGCCGTTTTCCACCGTGACGAGATCGACAAGCACTTTACGTTTGACGTCGCCGATTGCGCAGAACTTCACATTGATGCCGCTGATGAACCTGTCCTCGGTCAACGTGAAGGTTTGCGCCAGAGGGTCGTCATGGTTAGTTTGCCCAGACCCCGAGATTGTGAACCCACCAGTTGATCCGGTGGCGATGATTTGTCGGCGTGTCGTGATCTCCAGCGTTCCCTGGCCTGTGAACAGGGCGCTGGCCTTGGAACCGGCAGAACCGGTAGCGCGGCAGGCCTTGGTGCCTGCGCTCAGGTTTGGCGGGATCGTGAATACTCCGGTCACCTTTCCTTCGGCATCGGCCAGGATCGTGCCAGCAGGTTTTACGTCCACGCCGTCAAAGGTCAGCGCCGTAAGGGTCTCGTTGGGCAGCATGTCGCTAATCACGAAGTTGATCGTGATCTGACGCAGGAATGGAATAAGTTTCGACGAGGTTGATGTCTGAACGCCGCTAAACGTCCCGGCGATAGCCGACTCCCACGTCTCGCTGAAATCGGTCCAGAAATCGGTCTCAGGATCAATGGCAAGTTCGGCCGGAAGTGGATCGAAACTCTGGTACGGGTTGATCGGCATGCAGGCCGTGATCAGGGGCTGCTGAATGAGCGTTTCCTCTGTGAAGTTCAGCATGAGAGGTGCAGCCAGGGGGATGCGGGTCACGAATGGGAGAATCGACAGCGTCAGTTCTTTGCCGACAATGGCTCCGGTCTGGAACCCAGCGGATACACCGGGATCTCGATAGTAGTCGTTGTCAAAAGGATCGACAAAGGTGCCGAGTTTTTGGACCGGTTCGCGGCTGTCGATCGAACTCCTCAACCGTTCCAGCGCGAGCAAGAGACGAGTGTCCGCGAGGACCTGCAGATTGCGCCACAGCTCCTCAAACGGAACCGACCTGATTTCGAGGTTGATGACGGCGGGCTCGCCCAACCATGTGTTTGTGATCTCGGCGAGTTTCAGAAGCTTTGTCGGGGCTTGGGGCGTGGCCGGATTGGCGCGCGCCGACACCCCTTTGACATAAACCGAGTTGCCGGACTGATCCAGGCACAGCAGATCCTTGCGAGGCAACTTCCATGCGTAATTGAGAGTGACTTGTCCGCCGTTGACGCCGCCGGACACGGTGATGGTCTGGGGCGTGAACTGGTATCCACCGGGGCCAGCCGTCACGGCCTCAAAGTAGCGATACTTGACGGTATAGGTTGACGCCGTTGCAGGTTCCGCGCCAGCCGGAGACCAGTCAACTTTGTCGGCGGCCAGGTTGTACGATGTGCCAGACACATAGGTTGTCGCGCCCTGCTTCACCTCGATGATTGAAATCACAGAGGTTCGGGTGAGAGAATCTAGACCGTTCGCCAAGCCCTTCGTGATCGTGTCAGTCGTTTCTTTTTCGACAATGACGGAGGTCACTGACGAGATAGGAAGATAGTTCGGAGACAATGTGGTCTGGCCGTCGCCTCCACCAGAGAACGAGACGGTTGGCGCCGAGGTGTAGCCGGAGCCACCGTTGGTCACGGTCAGCGCTGTCACAATGCCGCCGGCGACCGTCGCCGATGCCGTCGCGCCAGTGCCGCCGCCGCCGGTCAACGTGACCACGGGAGGCGTATCGTATCCGGACCCGCCGTTGGTCACGGTGATGGAGGTGACCGCCGGGCCGGTCAGCACGGCCGCTGCAACAGCGCCGGCGCCAGCGTCGGCGAAAATCCGCGGCTCCGCAACGATCTGCTCGGTGTCTGGCTCTTCCAACTGGACATGGCGAAGGTCGTAGTCGCGGCTGATTTTGAAGCCCATGATGTTGGACTCGCCGCGGCCGATCGAAAAAACCTGCGAGTTTGAGAACAGGCCGAGCGCTTTGACGCTGCATCCCTTGACAACGTAGTTGCCATGGGCGCCACGGTCGTAGAGTGCGATGGCGGCGGTGATCCCACTGATCTGGGGCGGCGGTGTCTGGTTGATCGGAACGCCGTCTTTCAGGACGTAGACCTGATAGAAAGTTCCTGCGCCGCCGTCTCCCTCGCGCGCCCACGAAACGGTCTCAATTTCCACCCAAGCACCGGGCTCGCCCTGTGCTGCAGTGCCAGGGTGCTGCCCCACAAGTTCCGGGTTTGTGGTGTCGGTGCCGTAGGTCTTGACCATGAGAACGCCGATGGAAACATCGCCGCTCATCGGAACGCCAGTCAGGGTGCGGGCCGCGACAGATCTGATATCACCGTTGACCACAACCCGGCCGGCCGCCAATGCGCATGTTCCCGCGCCGGAGTTGACGACGATTCCTGCGCCTTCGATGCGGTCTCCGTCCTTCATCGTCGCGCCGGCCACTCTTGAGATGCGGGCGCGGATCGCGCCCTGCATATCGTTCAGGTCGGCGGCGTGAACGAATCGGTCCTCGGCAAAAACGGTTGCAACCATTCCAGGAATGTCTGGCTGCCTGAGATAGGCGGCGGGCATGTTTGACGGGTGCCGATATGGAGGAGGCATCAGTTCGTCACTCTCAGAAGCATGGTTACTCTTTCCCGGACGGTGCGTCCGAATGGAATGTTTATGGTCTGAACCGCGATTGGATCGCGCGGCAGATCAAGATCGTTGTTGTCCGCCATCCTGAGCCCGTATCGCTCCATTCCGATCGGAGTGGCGTCGAACCTCAATCCAACGGATGTCGCGGTCTGCCCGCGGAAGTCGTCGAAGTCGGTCAGGCACTCGACCAGCACGGTGCTGGTGAAGTCGGTTTCTTTGTACGCGATGCCATTGACCGTGTATTTTCCTGCGACATTGGGCGCCACGGTGAGATTGGCTCTGGCCTTGCGGTATCCAATCACGGTGCCGGCCGAGTTCTTGAATTCGAACCAACACGGTTTCGAGGTTATGCCGTAGGCCACGAGTTTAAGACGGTCTGCCAGAGATGTGGCGTTCCAAGGCGTTTGCCAAAGTGACCAAGGCCACCAGGCTTGACGCCAGCTGGAGGGCGCTTGTGGTTGCACCGGCGAGATCCAAAGGCCGAGCTCATGGGTATCGGCCACCGACAAGGTCACGTCAAAGCTGTAGTTCCTGCCGTAACTCCAAAGGACCGGATTGGTCGGCACTCGATTGCCACTGTCGTCGCCATAGATCGACGAAGCGAACTTGTGTCTTGCGAACTCGGCGGCGCGGAAGTCGTATCCGCTGAACCCGCGCCAGAACCGGCTGCGCTCCGCAACGGCGAATTGACCAAGCCCGGCCAGCCGCGGCAGATCAGGGTACTCATTGGCGCGAACCGTGGTGAACCCGTAGCTGAAATTGGTCCACTTTTTCCAGCGCTGCGGCGCCTCCTCCAACGTTCCGGCGTAGCCCAGCATTGCGAAACCATCGGTCAGCGCCTTTGGCGTGCCACGGATCCGATAGAATTTAACGCCAGACGTGAATAGCGTCGTGTCGTCGGGAACGAAGGCGGCCAAAAAATCGAGCCCCCATTCCGCTTTGAGCGCGGCGGCATAACTCGCTGGAGCGGGAACTTGAAACTTCGATCCCCCGATCGCATCGACGTATGGTCCGAGGCGGGCCAGCTGATCGCCGGTTAGAGACAGCGCCCTTTCGAACGCAGTGGCGTTGCTCGGCAGGAATTCCGGCGCAAACATCGCTAGAACGCCCTGCCCTTGTCCGTGATCGATACTGTGCCGATGGAGACGGCGTGGTTTTCATCGATCTCCACGTCTTGGGCCGGAGAAATAACGTTGACGCTCTGAACGCCTGGCTGCATCAGCCGCGCCGTGATCCATGGCACGGTCAAATCGAACCCTATGCCGGACTCCTTGGCCCATGCGTTCAGAATGGCTTGCCTTGTCGTGGCAAGGATGTTTGACGGCGCGTCCGGCAGGAACCAGCACTCCGCGACTATATTCACGGTTTGGTTTGTCGCCGATGAGACAACGATAGTGTCTCCGACCAACCGGACGTCCGAGGCCTGAAGCGCGGCATTTACCGTCGCCAATAGAGCCGGCGACGCCACGCCGCCGCCCACCGGCAGGACCGAAACGTTGATGCGGCGCGTGGTCTCGTTGAACCACACGTTTGCGGCCGCGACTTGAACGCTGGCGCCTCTCGCAATCGACTCGTAACGCTGCGCCGTTCCGCCTGGCGAAGCCCCGACGATCGCGAGAACCACGCGCTGACGAAGCGCCTTGTCGGACTCAGAGGTGAGGCGGATGACGCCATAGAACGCCGCGAGAGTATCAAGGCCAACTCCAGTGGCGAACGGAAGGAGGTAGGCCCGAGCCGCGTCGTTGATGCGCGCCCGGAGGATCGTTTCTCGGTATGCATCAACCTCTATGTTGATCCTGGATGGCTCGGTCTCAAGGTCGATGTAAGGTGCGATCGCCGGGAAGCGGCCCACAAAGTCGTTGCGCAGCGCCAACAAGATCGCTTCATAGCTGATCTCCTGAACAACTTCGGGCTTGCCGAGTTTCTCCACGAAATCTATTGAAAGCGGCACTCGTTATCTCCTCAAGGCGTCAGAACAAGGCCGCTCTGATATGCCAGAACGCTGAGTGATTTCCGGACGCCGGTCACCCGGTTTCCGGTCGTGGCTTCCGGTAAATACTCCCCTTCCAAGGTGAACGAGAGGTGCCCGGCTTTGTCGAGGTCGCCGATAACGACGCGGATCAGTCTGAACCTCGGCTCCCAGAGATCAATGGCAAGCGCTATCGACCAGAAGAACTTGAGAATGAGTGACTGCGTCGCAGTTCTTTGCAGAAGATGTAGCACCAAAGACCCGAACCATTGCCGCATCACCCGCTCGCCGAACCGAGTGGTGAAGATGACCTCAAGCGACTGGATAACGTGATCCCAGCCGTCGAGCGGGCGGCCCGTATTTCTGTTGGTGCCAGGCATTCATCACGCCGCAGGCTTTGCTTTCGACGACTTCGGTTCCGGAACTGGCGCGGGCTCTCCGTCCTCTGTCTGAATCGGGTCGAGGTAAATCTGGACGAGTTGGAGCGGGTATCTTGCCTGCTCCTCATCAAGTTGGAAGCGTCGCGATTCCGGCGTCGGCATGCCGGCGCAATACGTTCCCTCGAAACCTTCCGAAATCCGATACCATTTTTTTTCCAAGTCTCTTCTCCTTACACTGGTTTTCCGCTGATGCCACCGCCGGGCTCGACTCCGGTATGCTTATGGTTGAAGTCGATGAGGTGGCCGTTGTGGGTTATTTTTTCTCCGGTGATCTCAAGATGACCGGCCTTGATGGCCATCGTGTCACCCTTCATCGAAAGGTGAAGGGCTCCATCTTCATAGAGGACTGTGTGGTCCGCGCTGTCGGCCGGGTTCTGCGAATTGTCGTGGTGGCCCAGAGGTGTGAACGCCATTACCCGGTCACCGCCCGGCGAGCGGTGCAGCAGGTGCTGCGATCCGACCTTGGGCAGCGCCCGCGACCTGACACCGGTGTTCCAGTCCGGCGGTTGCGTCCAGCTTGACAGTACCGGCTTTCCGTCTTCGTCTTCGCCGATTTTGAAGCGTACGCCCTTTGTGTGGTCCCGCTCGTGAACCGTCGCCGGCTCCTGCATAGCGTAGATCTTACGCTCGAGTTCGGCGATCCTGGACAAAAGGTTGACGTAGCTCATGGCGGCAAAGGCTCATCGACGATGACGTCGGGATGCTGCGTCGAGTCAATGACGATCTTCTGCAGCAGCGGTGTTGTCGTGGCCGGACGAACCGGGCCGAGGCCCAACATCTGCGGCACGTTGGCGTCAACGCCGAGGTCGATCGCGGCGATGCGCCAATCGGTCAGCGGGTTCGGGCTTTCGATCTCGGCCCGCACCACGGGGACGAGCGGCGCCAAGGCGGGCTCTCCCGCCATGAGCGTCAAAAACGAGTTCCAGAATTCGTTGGCGGTGGTTCCGAAGCCGGGGTTATCGCAGGTCTCGAGCGTGAATACGGTTTCCCGTGCCGTGATTTCGACGTTGCGATCGGTCTGCACCACGAACGATTGAGTCTTGACTGCGCGATGCTTGGCGATGACGCGGCGCAGGAACGTCGCCCACGGCGTGTCATCGGCGAGCAAGACGCGCTCGATCTGGCGCTCCAGCATGTTCATCGCGAACTGCCCGCCTTCGTTGCGTGTCCGGATCGCGACGCTGCCGCCGGACAACTGGATTTCCAGCTTATCCGGCATGAACGCTTGAACCATTAGATCGACCGCGTTGGACGTCGGGTGAAGGATATCCTCGCCCTCAACCGTGGCGTTGGTCGAGTTTAGAAAGACTGCGATGACAACCTTTGCGTCGTCGCCGTCGAGCGACTCCGTGATCGGATCGTTGGGCGAGTCGAACACGTTTGTGCCAGCGTAGGTGCGGCCGCGAAGCGCGTACACCATCGCGACGCGAAGCGCGTAATCGACGATGCCGCTCACGGCCTGGCAATCTCGACGGCGAAATGAACCCGGCCGCCGCCGTCCGCCCTGGGGTAGACGATCCGGAACGTCGGATCGCCGTCGCGGGCGATCAGCTTGAGCAGCCAATCCTGCTTCGGCACCGGCTTGGCGGCGCTGAACTCCGACTTGGAGAACGAGATCACCGCATTGGCCGAGGCGACGCTGGCGTCCTCCTTGGCCTTGTAGCGCGTGCCCTTGACGCCGAGCGAGGCGCCATCAACGCTCGGAATGCCGCTGTGGAGGATGTACCGGCCAATCGTGGGATCGGCCGGCGCAACCACGTACTCTGACGCAACCGTGGGGATGACTTCGACGTCCTCCGCCATTGCTTCATCGACCGCGTCTTGCAGGTCGCCGAGCAGGTCTGGGAAGAACGCCATTTTTCGTTACGCCTTGGCCATCTTCAGCTTCGCCACTGGCTCCGATGCAGGAGCGAGTTCGGCGTCCACCGCAATCAGGCCAGAGGCTTTGATCTCAGCCATTTCCTTTTCGGGCAGTCCTTCCGGGATTTCATCCCCGGCCATGACAGCACCCTTGGTGGTCCAAAGTGTTCCAGCTGCTTTTGCCATCTTACATCGCCTTCACTTTGATGACTGCGTCGGGACGGCCCGGCACCATCAGGGGTGCGGACTGCGTCATGGTATATTCGACCGATGGGTCTTTTTCGATCCACGACTTCGGCCACATCTCGGCCTCGATCAAGCCACCCGGATGCTCGGCGTCTTGGATGGCACCGAAACACCGATAGCCTTCGATGCCGCCCTTGCCATTTTCCAGGCTGGGCGGGGCGACCATGATGAGGTCTGTCGCGGCCAACGCGCGGCTGATCGTACCGTCCTGATCGCGGAAACGGCCGGCGTAAGACCAGAAGTGGAATTCGCCGTACATGCCGAGATCGCGAACGCCCTCGGTCGCGACATGGGCCTGCAGGTCAGGCACCGAAGTGATGCCGCGCCGCAGGTTGGCCTGGTTCTGGACCTGTGTGTTCAGCCTCACGAAGGGCCACAGTTCCGGCGCCATGATGACGTCGGTTCCAGCGAAACCTGTCGTGGTGAGCAACTGCATCGACCAGGTTTCAAGTTGGTCCATGATCGGCGCGGTCAAGGCGTTCCACATATTGGCGGCGCCGACGATCGTAATGTCGTTCGCCACGTTGCGGCCGAAATCGACAAGGACGGTCGGGTAGTCGTCTCCGGAGATCGTCACCTTGCCATCGATGGTTGCTTTCGCAGCCATCCATTCAAGCCTGGCTTCAATCGCGGCCTTTTCGTCGGAAAGGTTCATCGCCTTGATACGCTGGTAGCGCTCTTCTTGGCTGAGGGTGCCGAGCAGTGGCTCTCCGATCATGCGCTTGGTGCCATCGCCAGGCTTCACGACGTGTTTCGGCTTGACGTAGGCCGGCGTGAAAGCGGACGAGGTGTGGCCCTTGTGCATCTGCGGCTTGCCGCGCACCAAAGGCGACACAAACGGCGCCATGATGGGGATGTCCTTCGTGATCTTGTCGAACACGATCTTTTCCTGCTCGAACGTGATCTTCTGGCGGAAGAAGCGGTCGAGAAAGAACCGGGGCGGCGTCCTGGCGAACTCGATGGCTGCCACAAGGTCGGCGGTCTCGTTGTAGATTGACATTTTTGTGGCTCCTTAGTTTGCCGGCGTCCACTTGCGTAGGAAGACGCCGCGCGGATGGAGCGCGGTCTTCACTGCGGCAAGGGTTGCGGTGCCGATTGTGACCTTATCTTCGTTGAAGTGGCCGAAGACATAGACTGACGTGATCGCTGCGGCCGCCAATGTCACGTCATGGGGCATCACGGCGCGCGCGTTGGCCACGTTGGTGGATGACACCGCTTCAAGGTCGTTGGCGTTCATCGCAAGGACTTGGCCGCGAACGTAAGTGCCAGCGAGAACGTTGAACGGCATCGTCTGCAGTTCGCCGGTATGCAGGTCATCGACAACCGGACCGGCTTGGTTGAGTAGGCTGGAAGCAAGTACAGCGGTCATTTTGCACCTCCGTTCATAGCGCGCATAACGTCAGCGATGGGCGTAAGGGATTTGGGCGGCGCGCCGGTGGCCGGAGCGATACCGTTGACGCCGGTGACGGCGGTACGTTCTTCGATCGAAGCGACGGGCGCCGTCTTGGGCGCTTCGGCGAGCGGAACGGTTTCATCAACCAGGGCGATGATCTCTTCGCTGGTCATGGCGGCCGATTTGGCGGCGAACTTAATCGCCGCGGTCATCCGCGATGGCTGGCCTTTGATCTTCTCCGAGGCTGTCAGGTTCGACACCTTTGCCATCGCATCGTTGTAGCCTGACATTCTTGCGTCGGCCACGGCACGATCAAGATCGGCCTGGGTCAACGTTGGTCCCGCATTTGTGGCGGCGGGTGCGCCCGTAGTATCGGACATGGATTTGGCTCCTTTCTGTCCGGTTGAGCGCCCTGCGGCGCGGGTTGAAATCTCGGCGAGAACTTCGTCGAAACTGGCGATCGCATCGACAAGGCCTGCTTCCATCGCGTCTTTTCCGATGAAGGTGCGGGCCTCAGTGGCACGGATCGCTTTGGCCGACAGGCCTTTGCGGCCGGCGGCCACGGTAGAGACGAAGAGGTCGTAGAGCTGCATCACCTCGGCCTGCAGGTCGGCCGCCACAGCGGTGGACAGCGGACCGAACGGGTTGGCGTCGGCCTTGTGGGCTCCGGCGGTGATCAGGGTCGGCTTGATGCCCTTCTTTTCGAGCTCGGCGCTGCGGTCCAGGTGGATCAGAACGACGCCGATAGAACCGGAAATGCCGGATTCGACGGAATAGATGCGCTTGGTGCCGCTGATCGCAGCGTAACCGGCGGACGCCGCCATTCCGTTGACGAAGGCGAACACCGGCTTTTCGGCCGAAACTTTGCGAACCAAGGCGGCCAGTTCCATGGCTCCTACAGCTTCGCCGCCAGGGCTTTCGATGTCGAGCAGCAGGCGCGCGGCGCGCGTGTCCTGTGCGGCGGCCATGATTTGGGCCGAGATACCTTCGTAGGAAACCAACCCTGATTCTGCGCCTATGTGGGCACCGCGGTTAACCAGTTCCCCCACCACGGGAACGACGGCGGTGTCGCCGACGAGCGTGTAAGCGAGCCTGTTTCCCGGCCCGCCTACGGGCGTTCCGGCGAAGCGATTTGCAGTGTGATTTGGACTTTCCCATTCCGCCAAAATCGCTTCTGTACCGATGCGCTCGCCCAACACAGACTGCACGACTTCGGCCACGCTTGGCAGAACCAGGAGCGGCCGGTTGATGACCCGCGATGCGATTCTCATGAGGTTCATGGCTCAGCCCACCATGATGCAGCGCCGCGTTCCGGCCCGCCCTTTCGAGATTTCACAGAGGTTTTCGTAGCGGGCTATCACCGACTTCAGCGCCGCCAGGTCTGACCGCATGAACTCCGACTCCTGTTCCGATCCGGTGTCGCTGCGATAGCGAATCCGCTTTGCCTTCTTGCCCATGACCAAATCAAGCTCGGCTTGTCGAAGCACGGCAAGGACATCACATGGCGCGTCGATGTTGTAGGTGGTCGCCATTATTGTGCGACCTGAGAGCCGGCTGTTTCGGCGGTCAGCAATTGAGCATCGACCTGCCCGATCCGCACCGGCTCCGGCAGTCCAAGCTTTTCACGCATCGCCTTTTCCCGCGCTCTTTCCATGTAGACGTCTTCGATGTCGCGTCCGAGCTCGGCCGCCATCTCTGTATGTGACCTGATTCCCAACGCATCCCATTCGGCATGGGCCTTCGACGTCTTGAGGTCGTCGGCCTGCGGCTTTCCGGATCCGGTCCATGTCGCGTTCGCCGCGGCGGGCCGGTTCTCGAGAAAGCCCCTTACTCCACCCGGAAACGGCGTGAGGCCGCGCTCGATGTCTTCTTCCAGCCAATTCTCGAACAACGCCTGGTTCCATGGCGCCACGACGTTTTCCCGGCGCGTCAGCGTGATGTTGAATATCTCGGTCGTCGCCATCCTCACCGAAGAGTAGGTGGCGCCCAGGTAGTCTCCAGTCCCGCTTTCGTAGGTCATACCGGCGCAGCGCGTCATTTCCAGCAACAGGAACTTGGCGAAGTTGGTGTAGACCGTGTTCGGATGCTCGCTGCGCAGAAACTCGAGTTCATCGCCAGGCATGAGGTGCGGGATCCGTCCGCCCCTGCCTATGTCTATGTCAACGCCGGCGCTCCAGCCCTCTACCGCGTCTTGGTACATATCAAATTGGGATGCCCCCAGCTTCGCCGCTTCGCCCGGCGCCTGCATCGCCTTCAGCGCCTCGGTCGTCGGGATTTCGGACTTGAAGACCGCGGCGAACAGGGATTGCGTGATAGCGGCGGTCAGCGTGGCGTCGGCCAATTGGTCGAACTGCCGGCAGACGCGCAACACCGGAGCGAAGACCGAGATGCCGCGGTTCTGTCCAACGTCACCGGTGAACACGTGAACCACCTGCGGGCGCCCCAAAGAATCCCTGGCCGGAACTCTAACCTCTCGCTCGCTGAACGATCCGGGATCACGGAAGCAGAAGTTGTAGGCCCGAGGCGCTCCCATTTCGGTTTGCTCAATGCCGTTCACCAATCTCCGTCTTTCATCGTTTTTGGCCGGCAGAAAGTACGACGGGATGAGCTTGAATTTGGTCTTGGCGAGGCCACCCGGGTGCCAGAAGTATGGCATCGATGAGATGATGTCACCGGTGACCAGCCAATGCCGGAAAGCTGACGCCTGAGCATGGTAGAACGACTTGGTGGCCTCCGCGTCGCACTCAAGCGCGCGTTTTGCATAGATGTTGAAGCGGGCCTCGACACGTTTGGCCCATTTCGCGCCTTCGTCCTCCGTCATTCCGAGCGTTGCGAAGTCTGGGCTGAGGTTGAGCTTGAGCCCGGTTCCGACCGTGTTGGCCACGGCTTGATCAATGATGCCTGAGATGAACCCGGAGTTCTGCACCATGTCGATGGTGCGGGCCGCGGCGCTCCGCCATGCCGTCCCGACCGCGTCGCTCGGATGGCGCAGCGCGGGTTGCCAGTTCAGAAACACCGGCGAGTTGTTGTCGCGCATGTAGCCGGCACGAGCGGGAACTTTGAACGAGTCCCCCATCTGCAGCTTTTTTGCGGTTACAGCCATCTCACCTTTGTCCGTTCATTCTTGCCGATCGCTCCGCCATGCGCTCTCTGATCGATTTCGCTGCGACCAGTCCGATCGGCGCCGTGCCGGGCAGCACGATTTCACCGAGTTCCAGGGAGCGGTACGCGCCATCCGGGATTTCGGTCAGCTTCAAGATATGCGCCGCGACACCGGCCAGAGACTCGGCGTCGAGGTAGTGGTTTTGACGCGATAACTGCTGCCACTCGCCGTTGCCGACGCGAACCTCAGAAACGATTTGGCGGCAGTATTCGTCGTCGATGTCTTCCGGGAAGTGCGCCGAATTGGGATGCCCCTTCGGTGCCGACAGCCTCCAAAACCATTGCGTCTTGAAGTAGTCGGTATCGACCTTGAGTACCTGCAGCCCGTACTTGTCCTTTTTTCCCTCGGCCGTGATGTCTTCCATGCCCGAGATCACCGGGCTCGCTTGTTTCGCCTTGCCGCGGCTGGCCTGTGCGATCCATTCGTAACTGTGGCAGAAGTCGAGAACCTTGTGGTACTCGCCGGCCTCTGGCTTGTCCGGCCGGAAACCAGCGTCGATCACCGCCTTTTCGATCCGCATGCCAGCATACTGGTGTTGAAACACCAGGGCGAACCGTGACCACACCTCGTCTTCACTGGTGCGGCCGAAAACTTCGTTGCGCTCGAGCAGCCAAGATCGGCCCCGCGCGCCCCAGCCGCGCACCACGTAGACGATGCGGTTGCCCTGAACGTCGGCGCCCATCGTGATCCGCAGCACCTCGCCGGGGACCTGACCGAACCTGTACTCGGCGATTTTGGTCCGGACGTGTTCCGGCGCCAGAGCTTTCACCGTCACGGGCGACCAGCACTCGCCGCCGTTGTTGGTCACCGCCTGGATAGACTCGGATTCACCGGTGAGCTTCGCCGCCGCCAGATCCGCAGCGCGCTTGCCCCACGGCACGAACGGCGACATCAGTCCGCTAACCCAGACGCTCAGGATGTGCGTCGCACAAGGCTCGCCGTGCACCGCACCATCCGAAGAAATCGTCTGGCCGGGCGCCACGAGCCCCCAATGCTCGTTCATCGTGTCCTTGTGTTCTTCCCCAATCTTGCAACCCGACGCCGGGCACGTAACCCAGGTGTTGGTCCGCATCTCGCCGGGCGTAGCGTCCTTCACCGACGTCAGCAGGCTCAGCCGAGGCACGAACCACGACTGACAGTGCGGGCACTGCCACACCGCGTGGTGCATCGTTCCGGACTGCCAGCGCCTCCAGATCGGGCTTTCCACCGATTCCGTGTCAGCCACGTCCCAGAACTCCAGCCCGCTGACCGGGTCCTTCTTGGTCTCCACCCGCCCCTGGATTGGGGTGGACGTCACCATCATTTTCCGGTCGTTGTAGGTGTCAGACCTGGCCAGGGCGAGTTCGAACGGATCTCCGCCGCGCCGCTGCGAACCGAACATCTTGTCGTATTCATCGACCACGATGTCGCCGGCCTGGTCCGAGGCAAGCGAAGCCGGCGAACCACCCCAGCCCAGCCGCAGTCGGACGCCGTTGAAGTACCGCAACAGCTTCGTGCTGCGCAGGTGATCGACCTCGAGGCCCTTCGCCGTGTCCAGCATCCGGGTCAGGCGCTCGTCGATGGTCTGGCGGCAGAACAACTCGGTCGGCCCGACATAAAGCGACGGGCGAGGCCTCGTCGCGGCGCGCCAACCCAGCGCATCCAAACCGCTCTCGGTTTTTCCTGTCTGAGTTCCTGTAACGAAAACCAGAACTTCGTACTTTGCGGCCCAGGCCAGCTTCGCCGCCGGCCCTCTGTTGCCGCCGGTCAGGTTATCGAAGAACGCATGGATGATCCGGCAGTACGGCGTGAACCCGATGTCACGCGGACCCGGCCGCCCGGACGTCGTGTCGTATGACCTGCTTTGGCCGACCCACTCTTCGGGGGATAGCTTCTCCGCCGGCCTCAGTAGCTGCGCCGCTCGTGCCAGCGCTCTTTCGGATATTCTCAGTTCGGGTAGCCGATGCAGCAAAGACGCGGTCAATCTCACCCTCGATTTTCTTTCGAAGCTTCAGGTCCAGCGTTACCCGCGCCGGTACAGAGTAGCAATCGGCCTTCATGGCGCCGATCACGCGCGTCACCGCGGACAGCGCCTCGTCTACAGCGGCCTTCTGAAGCTCCCCCGTCTTCTCAGCCATCTGAAGTTCGATCATCTGCGTCCGGGCCATCGACACCGCGCTGGCGCCCGCCGACTTCGTGTGCTTGCGATTGTCGTCTCGCTGCCAGTTCACATAGGCAAGAACCGCCCTGTCGAGTTCGTATCGGGCCGGCGACGATTGGACGATGACGCCCTCGTCGATGAACTGCCGGATCCGAGCCCTCGACAGGCCCAGAATGTGGGCGACGTCGTCGATTCTCACTTCTGGCCAGACAAATCCCTTCAATTTCGTCCTATCCTGTCTGTTTTAGCGAGTTTAGGCGCTATGCTAGGAATTCACTTGCTCGAAAG